ATAATATATGATAATGCAGTGTCAGCTACAGTGTCCTCCATGCTTTCCCAGCCTTTCGCCACAATGCTTAAGGCTGTGAAGGGTGACATTCAAATTGGGCATACGGACGTGCGCGGTGGCGCTGCCCGGGATGCTAAGATCTCAGAGCAACACATTTACGAGACAGAGATTGACCACAAGCGGTTCGGCTTCAGACTATCGGAGCCACTGCTTGTAGCGGCGTTCGGAGTGATCCGTGCGTGCCTCCCTGCTGGCGAGGAGTATGACAATGCGATCCTTCATGAGATGTCGAAGGTAATCACTAAGTTCCTGCTCCTTCCCGGCGGGTGGGTATACCGATGGACTTTTGGCAACCCATCCGGTCCGTGGACCTCAATTCTCGACTCTATCTGCAACTGGCTCGCGTGCAGCGCCTCGCTGCAGCACCTCAAGGTTCCTCCTCACGAACGGACCCTGTGGATCTACGGAGATGATACCCTAATTGGGTGGAAAACAGGTAGATCTGCTAGGACTGCGAAAGAAGTGCAGGACGTCCTCTCCGATCGTTTTGGCATTCATGCTGGCGACTCCGGAGACGGCAAGCTCTCTCGTTACCACAGCGAGACACCCGGGTCGACTTTCCTTTCCTCATGGCACGAGGGGGGGCTGTTTGGCCGTCCCCTGAACAAATGGCTCGACGTGAGTTGCCTGCCCGAACATCGGAAGGAGACATACGTAGAGCAGATGGGGAGGATGCGCTACCTTGGATCTGCTGCATGGTGCACCCTGGACAACCAGCGCTACTTTCGAGGCTACTTCAAGTGGCTTCAGAGTAAGTTTCCTAAGTCCATTCAGTTCAAACCCGGGGTCATTGACCTTGAGATGGACCGTGCGCTGCATACCGCTATCTTCCGCTTCAGTTCTGGAGGGGATGATACTAGGACGTGGGAGCGCGGGGGTAATACCCGCCTCGACACGCTACAGCCGTCTTGGAAATATCCGGCACGTAGGCGTGACCCATCCGACAAACACTCAACCCTCCCTCTGCAGCTCGCTTGGCTCACCCGAGTCAATGGTGACGCTGATAGACCGTCCATCCTTGGATTCAATGCCGCCACATTGGATTCATCGCACCTAGA